ATTCAGTCCTCAAGTGGGATTGTTATTGCTCCCCGTCTTTTAAGCAAGATGCTTTGTCCTTAGCCGTTAATCTCGTACAGGATTATCTCCTACCTTACACTCAGGGGTGGGAAGTTTGGTCCAACGAAAGAACACTTGAAGAAGCAACCCCAGACACTAGTCCGGGGTATCCCTTCAAGTCTCAAGGTTTTAAAACAAAGGAAGAAGTATTTAGTCTATGGACGGGTGAACCCATGTACGACCCTCCAATTTGGGAAGTCATCAATAAAGATGAAATTCTCCCTAAGGCGAAGGTTGACAGAGGCTGGATCCGAACTATCGTAATTCCCGACGCTACCTTGTATCTCACACAGTTGAAATATTTTGGAGATTTTAATTTGCGTCTTAAGGACAAACCGTATCAACCGGGGATGTTTAATCCTCAGTTTCGGTTTAATCCTTTTTATGGTGGTGTTGGACGTGTTAGGGACCGTTGTCCCGATGGATGGTATGTATCAACAACTGATTTAACTGAAAACGACTCGCACCAGTCAGAAGAACTTATGCGCGTCGTTCAGTGGATGAGAGAGACAGCTTCCCTAGAGAAAATTTCTCTTAAGAAGCTCTATGATTATGAGATCCATTCGTGTTTGGCAGTTGCCAATGGTCAAGTGTTGCAAAAGCATCACGGTCAGCCATCTGGTAGCGTTAACACGACAATAGATAATACAATTCGATTGTTAATCTATGTTTCTTACGCATTCATTCGGTTGTTTGGACGCATTCCTACCCAAGATGATTTTATTTTATACGTTTTAGGTGATGATTGCATGTGGTTTACTCCCCATAGGGAGTTTAACCATGAAAATGTTGGAAGAATCTGGGGTGTTGAGTGTGGTCTCCTCCTTAAGGAAGGTAAGACCACGGACTCTATAGTAGGACACACCTTTCTGGGATGGACCTTCACCGAAGATGGTTGGAAGTTTGCCCACCCCGAAAGGTTTATCGACATGTTATATTATCCACAGTCGAAGAACCCAGATTATGCAGAACTTGCTGCTTCTATCGCACCCTACCTTTATGAGGACCGGGATCTTTATTATAAGCTCTGGGACCTGCATGAAGCGGTTTCACAATTCTCGAAGTTTTATTATTTTCCTTCGCGTCCAGTTTGTGAAACTCTAAAGTATGGTTTTAATGGTGGTGTAGGGACGCCATTTAAATTTTAATGTCGCAAAAGCAGCAAAGTACAGGCGAGTTGGTCAATACGGTCCGCCAACTTCAAAGCGAAGTAACAAAGCTTCGCAAGCCTAGGAAACCTAGGACCAAGAAAAGAGCTAACGCTAATTTTGGAGGTGTGCGTATAACTAATGTACGTGCTCCTATAGCCAAATCAGCACAGATACGGAGGGTCGGAACTGGCAAGATAACGATCCGTCATACTGAACCTGTGGTCTTCGATAGCGAAGACCTTCTTACACATTCCTCGCGCCTCAAAGACCATGTGGGTGTTGCGCCCGTGGTTTTAACCGCGCTTCTTGGAGTGGGTTCAACGGCTTTACCATTTCTAGCTACCTTAGCGTCGCAGTTTGTCAAGGGTGGTATTAAGCAACTCATGGTGGAATATATTCCATCATGCTCAACTTCTACTACAGGAGACGTCATACTGTCAGCGTCGGATGACCCAACTGATGCTAGACCAACCGATCCTAATGACTTAGTTCTAAGGAAAGGGGCAGTCATAACACCAGCATGGGCGCGATGCAGAATGACACCGCCTATTACTAAGACGGTTAAATACGTCCCTGATACCCTTAAAACGTCTCGTGCCTCTTTAGAGATGGGAGACGCTGACATGCGACTTGACTATCAAGGGAAGCTAATGTTGGGATTGCCGATAGATTCAGGTTCTTTTGATGGAAGAGTTATGGCACATTACACTGCTGAACTTGTCGATCCGGCCCCAAGCCCATCAGGTGTTGGACCCACTCCAGGTCCAACGCCCACACCAACTTCCTATAAGTGGGCAACACCGATTTCTGGTTGGGTCAATCCATGTATTGCCTGGCCATCTATCCCCTCGAACGCCTTCTTTAAGTATTGTCCTGTAACCCAAGACGGACATCCCGGAATTGTATTTTCGGCGATGGCTAAGGTCAAGATTACGGTCAAGGGTCCAGAAAGGAACCCTGACCATTACACTATATACACACCCATTTCGGATGAACATACGTTCATCTATTTTGGGAAAGAAGGAGCTTGGAGTGCAAGTAGCGCTCCTTTGTCGATTAATCCCGGGGATCAGATCGGTATTTATGCAACAGGTGCAGTCGCAGCAGGAACAGTCCTCATCATTGAAGCAATTCATGTTGATTCATACGTTGCGGATCTTGTTGAAACGAAAGTGACTGGACCTTATGTACCCCACTC